GTCAGGGCGCTGAAGTTGACCAGTACAAATCCAGATACACCTTTGTCTTTTATGACAATGGACTCTCTGGACGATGAGGCGACTAGAGAAACTGGCGGCGGCAGGCCCAAATTCTTTGGCGTGGTCGGCACTCAGTTTCGGTTTGTGCCAACGCCGGATGCAAGCTATACGGCAGAGATCGTGTACTTTGCAAAGCTGGAAAAACTATCTGCAAGCGTGGCGACCAATTTTCTTTTGACATCAAGCCCCGACATTTATCTGTATGGCTCACTGTTGCAGGCAGCACCATACCTGCAAGACGATGCGCGGATACAGACTTGGGCGACTCTGTACGAGCGCGGATTAAATGACTTGCAGGTGGCCGATGATAGAGGATCAACTTCTGGCGGCAATTTGTTGACCCGTGCAAAAACTTTTGGCTAAGGACTAAAAATGGCAGATACCACGACCACAAACCTATTGCTGACCAAGCCTGAAGTTGGCGCAAGTGCAAACACTTGGGGCGGCAAGGTTAATACCGACCTTGATTTAGTTGATGCTATTTTTGCCGCAGCAGGTACTGGCACAAGTGTTGGCCTAAATGTTGGCGCTGGCAAGACCTTGGCTGTGGCGGGTACGCTGACGGCGACAGGCACAACAAACCTGACTTCACCAGCCGTTACCACCAGCCTGACAACACCATCCACCACCTTTGCTCTGGCCAACACCACAGCAACCACTGTGAATCTGGCTGGTGCGGCTACAGCCGTGAACATTGGCGCGGCTACAGGAACTGCCACAGTAGCAAACACAACCTTGGCGGCAAAAGCAATCACGGCAAGCACGACCCTGGCGGTGACGGGTACATCGACACTGACTGGTGCTGTCACAGCAACAGCAGGGGTGACAGGGCCAATCACATCAAGCAGCGTGGCGATTACGGGTGGCTCAATCACCGGCATCACTGATCTGGCGGTGGCCGATGGCGGCACGGGCGCATCTACTGCTGCTACTGCTTTGAATAACTTGCTGCCATCACAAACCTCTGCTGCCAACAAGTATTTGCAAAGCGATGGCACTAATGCGGCATGGGATGCAATTACTGTTTCAACGGCTGACATCACTGGAACATTGGCGGTTACAAACGGCGGCACTGGACAGACCAGCTACACCGATGGTCAATTGCTGATTGGTAACAGCACCGGCAACACGCTGACCAAGGCATCTTTGACTGCCGGCTCTGGCGTGACCATTACCCCAGGTGCTGGGTCTATAAACATTGCGTTTACCGGCCCAGGCTCTGGATCAGTGACCAGTGTGGATGTATCGGGCGGGACAACTGGACTGACTGCAAGCGGTGGCCCAATTACCAGCGCCGGCACTGTGACCCTTGCCGGAACATTGGTGGTGGCCAATGGCGGCACTGGAGCGACCAGCTTGACTGCCAACAATGTCATCTTGGGCAACGGAACATCTGCTGTGCAAGTAGTGGCCCCTGGCACTACAGGCAACGTCTTGACAAGTAACGGCACGACTTGGCAATCAACCGCACCTGCGGCTTCTGGCGCTACCAAGGGTCAGGCAATCGCTTTCTCATTAATTTTCGGTCTGTAAGGAGTCATCATGGCTGCACCTAATATTGTCAACGTCACCAGCATCATTGGTAACTCGCTTACTGTTGCCGTAGGCACAAGCGCTACACAACTGGCATCTAACGCTGCGTCAAGTGGCAAGGTGTTCAAGATCAATTCGATTTTGATTGCAAACATTGACGGCACTAGCGCTGCTGACGTTACCGTAAACATCTACTCTGCTGCCGCGCTGGGTGGCACGGGGTTAGCCATAGCTTCAACCATCTCTGTTCCCGCAGACGCCTCGCTGATCGTGACCGACAAGACCACCACGTTCTATCTGCTGGAGAACCAGTCGATTGGTGCGATTGCAGGCACGGCGAGTGACTTGGTTGCAACGGCAAGCTGGGAAGAAATTACATAAGGATTTCTTATGTCGATGCGCTATCAAGGTGGTATTATTTTGCCGGGGTACAACCCCCTGCTGGTTCCTGACGCACCTACGATTGGTACGGCTACGGGTGGGGGTTCTTCTGCGTCTGTAACTTTTACAGCACCTGCCAATGTGGGCGGTGGGGCTATCACTGGATTTACAGTTCAGGCAATCAAGACATCAGACAGTTCTACAACAGGCGCATCTGGGGCAAGCTCTCCAATTACGGTAAGCGGCTTGACCAACGGCGCGGCTTATACATTTAAAGTGTTTGCGACCAATGCCTATGGCCCAAGCCCTTTGAGTGCGGCGAGTAATAGTGTCACTCCAGCAATGCAAGTTGGCGATGCGTTTGGCGGTGGCTTCTTTGCTGGTCAAATTGGCGTGAGTGGAGTTGCTACTCACAACCTAGTGGTTGGGCCTTTATCTTCTGCACAAAGCACACTTGCATGGAAAAATGCAAACACAGCAACGCCCAACGCAGATAGTGATATTGACGGGCCGCAAAACACAGCAGATATGGTAGCTGACGGAAACTCAACAGTTTATCCATGCGCCCACTTCTGTAATGACTTAACCACTGGTGGGCAAACAGATTGGTATATGCCAGCAAAGAATGAGTTAGAGGTGTGTTATTACAACTTAAAACCCACAACAACGGCAAACGATACAACTGTATCAGGCATCAACCCTAACTCAGTCCCTGCAAGAACCAGTAATTATACAAGTGGTGATCCTGCTAGAACAACTGCTACTAATTTTCGGAGTTCTGGCTCTGAGCCGTTTGCAGCAGACACTTATTGGTGTAGTACCGAGCATCCTACCTTTTCTGGTGAGGCTCGGTATCAGGTTTTTTCTAACGGCACTCAGAATAGAGGCGATAAGACTAGTTCTTATAGAGTCCGCGCCATCCGCAGAGTCGCAGTCTAAGGAAACGTATGCCTAATTTTTCTGGAATGTGGACAGTCACTCAGCAGATGCAAGCTAAGGGTCAAAGCATTTGGCCTCCTTTGCCACCAGCCATTGGTGCGGCTTATGAAGGTGGGTTCTTTGCAGGGCAAATTGGCGTATCTGGAGTTGCTACTCACAACCTTGTTGTTGGCCCTGTAGCCTCTGCACAAAATGCAAGTAAGCAATGGAAAACTTCAAATACTGGAGGCGACCCCACTTCAGTTATTGACGGGCCTACAAATAGTTCAACAATGAACAGTGCGACATATCCTGCTGCACAGTTTTGCGAAGGTTTGACAATTGGTGGGTTCAGTGACTGGTATATGCCAGCGCAAAACGAGTTAGAAGTTTGCTATTACAATTTAAAACCAACTACAACTGCAAACAATACTTCATCTGGCATAAACCCTAATGCTGTCCCTGCTAGAGCCAGTCAGTATACTTCTGGGACTCCAGCACAAACCTCTGCTGCCGCATTTATAACGTCTACTGGAGCAGAGGCGTTTGATGCAAACTTTTATTGGGCTAGTACTGAGAATTCTGCTACTAGCGGTAAGATTCAGACATTCTCTACCGGTCGGCAGTACTACGCCTCGAAGACCAATTATTACCGTGTCCGAGCCATTCGCCGTGTCGCAGTCTAAGGAACAGCCATGAGCCAAAAATACATCGGCGGTTTCATTACCAAATCCCCAACAGCACCATCAGGGCCGTATGAGACAAGCGTTGCAAAAGGTATCTGGACACTTGACCAAGCTATGCAGTTTAAGAAGCAAGGCATCTGGCCTACTGCGGGGAATGTAGCGCCACCTACAGTAATTGGACAAGCCTTTGGTGGCGGTTTTTATGCAGGGCAGATTGGCGTTAGTGGTGTTGCAACGCATTACTTGGTTGTTGGCCCTGTTGCGTCTGCACAAACTACAGGTGTGCAATGGAAAACAGCTAATACAACTACGGCAGGCACTACATCAGACATTGACGGGCCAACAAACAGTTCCAATATGAACAACGCTAGTCACCCAGCAGGGCAGTTTTGCGAAGGTTTGAGCATCGGTGGGTTTAGTGATTGGTATATGCCAGCTAAAAACGAGATGGAAGTCTGTTATTACAACTTGAAACCAACAACTGGGTCAAACAATACATCATCAGGAATAAACCCTAACGCAGTTCCTGCTAGGACAAGTAACTATACAAGTGGCGATCCAGCACAAACAACAGCCACTGATTTTCGAAGCACAGGCGCTGAAGATTTTGCTCTCAATGGTTACTGGACTAGTACTGAGTTTTCTTCAACAGACGGAACAGGTAACTACTTTGATGTCGGCTTTCAGTTTAACGGAGCTAAGACCAATACATATCGTGTCCGTGCCATCCGCAGAGTCGCAGTTTAATTTATAAGGAGCATCACAATGTACATTTGCATAACAGAAGTAGACGCAGTAACCAAAATAGTCTGCACAGCCGAGCCTCAACGCACAGGCCCATCAATGCCTGCTGTCAAGGGTTATACACACCTATGGCACGACAGTTCAACATGGCCTGTAGCAACAGCCTCAGATGGCACATACTTGAGAGCGCCAAGATATTACGGCACTTGCGATGATGATGCTGACACGACCATTGCTGGCGTTCTGCAAGTCTTGACCGAGGCAGAGTACACCGCTGCCAGAACAGCAGAGCATGAAGCCCGTAGACCTTACCCATCATGGATTGGCTACCTTGATACGATGACATGGGCCGCACCTGTAGCAAGGCCAGCGGATGCTGTGATGAACGGCGGCAATGTGCGCTACCAGTGGGACGAAGCTACTGTCAACTGGGTTGCCCAGACTCCAGCATGAAAGAGTTTTTCTTCATCAGCGGGTTACCACGGTCAGGCTCGACCCTGTTGTCGGCTATCCTGCGTCAGAATCCTGAGTTCTACGCGGACATCTCCTCACCTGTGCAAGGCTTGGTCACATCGACCATCAATGTTATTACAGGCAGTGAGAGCAACCACCTGATTGATGAAGACCGCCGCAAGCACATCCTTAAGTCCATCTTTAATGCGTTCTACGAGTCGGTCACACCAAACACTGTGTTTGACACCAGCCGTGGCTGGACTGCCAAGACATCACTCCTCAAAGACCTTTACCCACAGACCAAGATCATTTGCTGTGTGCGTGATCTGCCGTGGATATTGGACAGCTTTGAACGTATCTCGGCTAAAAACTCCCTGTACGGCGCAACCCTGACAGATGACGAAGCGCGGCAGACAGTCACCACTCGATGCGATGCCTTAATGGATGTCAAAAAAGAAG